GTTTAATAATAATTGTATCATTGCTGTCCTTTAAGAAAGTAAGCAAACCATGCTACAACCAGTAAACCACCAACAATAACAATGATTAGTATTGAAATCATTATATTGCGTATCAGACGTTCAAAGGCTTTCTTCTGTTCTATCTTTGCTTCCTGTCTTTTCTTTCTGGCCTCAGACTGATATTTGACCCAATCATTATACATACCAGGTCTGCCATAAAGCTGTAATATTTCACGCAACTCTTCTTTCTTCTGAGCAATCTCTTCAAGGTGCATGAACTCTTCAAAGTCAGCAGTATCTTTGCCCAGTAACTTACTGAACATACTGTTCTTTTTTGCGTTTGCTCTTTCTCTAATATCTTCTTCAGCAGTTACAAACTTTGCTATTGATCCTGCTGCTTTGGATAGATCATGCCCATGAGCAATGGTTGTTTTTATAGTGGCTATAGCACCATTAATGATGGCCAACTCTGCAAGCATCTGTTCATCTTTCTAATTAATTTAGAAGTATTGCGAACAAACTGGCAGCACTGCCAAAGACAGTAACTGTGCTTGCTAATATAAGCCCTTCCATTCTAAAAATTCGTTTATCCATTTTTTCAAGCTGTGACAAAATAGACTGATAGCGTACCTCACATTCTCTTTCATGTGACTTCAAATCACTATCAACAGTTTGTACAGACTTTCTTGCCATTACTCAGCCGCTTGTGGTGTCTCTAATTCTTGCTTTAAAGCGTTGTAATAAGTATTTTTTGCTGTAACTAACTGCTCTAAATCTTTTTGTGCATTGACAATTTTTTTCTGTAAATCATGGCAATGTTCAGCGTATGACCTAGCTTTATCTGACAAATCATCAAGTTTATATTCATCGTTATCTATTGTAATTTTGCTCATTATGCACTCTCCAATGCTGTCACTCTGGCTTCTAATTCTTGTATTGTTTTAACTAATAATGGAACAAGTTTACTTTGGTCTATTTGTTGGTAAACGTCTTCTGTTCCTGTTTTTGTCCAAGTTTGTTCTTTATCTATATCAGCTTTATATTCTTCAACATTTTCATAAAGTATTTTTCCATCTTTATTTTTTACAGTACCTACATTTTGTGTTTCATCTTTTTCACCACTAATAGCTTCTGGAACAATACTTGAAACTTCATGTGCTAAAAATCCATCTACAGTTACGTCTGCATCTGCTTTAAAATTAAATCTTGCAGGTTTAAGCTGTTTAAGTCTTGTAGTTGCATCCCAATCATAAGATACATTTTCTTTTAGTCGATAATCTGAAGATGTATTAAATTGCGTTGCACTACCACTTGTTTTAATAGTACCAACTTGTCCATTGCCATTTACAAACACAGCAACTGAAGAAGTACCAGTACTAGTGGTTGCAAGATATAATACATTACGATTGTTACTAGCTACTTGAAATCCTGCACCTCCAATAGAAGTGCTTGGTAACGCATTATTTCCAATGTATATATCTCCATCTCCTCGAATAAGCATATGAACATTATTTTCATCACTTCCACAAAATCTTGCAGTATCTTCTGAAGAACTACTACCTGCTCTCATAAATAAACCATTACCACTACCATTATCATTTCTCATTGATAAAATATATTTATTAGCAGTTGCTTCTAAGATACTAACTTTTGCTTCATTGCTGCCTGGTTCTCCACCAACACTGTCATTAGCTGTTCCAAAACTTACATCGCCATCTTCACCATCAATAAAAAAAGCATGGGTTTCTGAGCCACCATGTGCATTAGACTCAACTCTAAAATCTACATCTGCACCTGCTTCATTAAATACTGTTCCACCATCTTGTGTTAATGCACCATCAATATCCACAACATCTAGGTTTGTTGTACCATCAACATCAATGTTACCAGATATATCTAGCGATCCAAATGAACCAACACCAGTTGTTGTAATGTTACTTGATCCATTATCTATTGCACCAAAGCCACTTGTAATAGAACCACTATCTAAAGCACCTGTTGTAACAATGCTTGAACTACCTGCTACTGGTGATGCACCTATATCGCTTAATGTTTCAGCAGCACTTCTGCTCTCTAAACCATTTGCTGTGAATCTTGCAAACTCATCATCTGCAACACTTGCACTGTCAATTTTTACTGCATTTGTGTTTGAGATGCCAAAGGTCAAACTAGCTTGCCCACCTATGTCAGATAAAACCTCACTAGCTGATCTTCCTTCAATGCTTGTACCATCTACTTTTAAAAAATCATTATCTGCAATACCACTTGTTGCAACCAGAACATTACCATTAGAAATACCTGTTGATAATGTCGCTGTCGTTGTTATGGCAGACCCATTCAATGTCATGGCATCTGCTTCCAATGTGCCGTCTATATCTGCATCTGTACCAACAAAAAGTTTTTTGGCTATACTTACACCGCCTTCAACTCTTAATGCTCCTGTATCACCTGTAGCATCACTAGAGTCAGTAGTATCTGTTATATCAACTACACCTGCAACAGTAAGTGTAGATGCCATGTCAACTGCACCATCTATATCAACTACATCTAAATTTGATGTTCCATCTACATCTATATCTCCTGATACATCTAAGCTACCTGCATCTAATTCGCCAGTAAGTGTAATATTTCTAAATGATGCAATGTCTTTGTTAGAATCTACAACCACTGCTTTACTAGCAGCAACTGTACCTGCTGTAATACCATCTAGCATCTCTAATTCTGCCTCTGATAATTCTGCACCAGAGCCTAATGTTAAATTACCACCTACAGTCAAATTACCTGCAACTGCTAGTGTAGAACTGGCAACTGTTGAGTTTGGTGTATGTGTGAGGTAAGTGACAAAACTGCCTGATATTTTGCTTGCTAATGTAAGCGTACCACCATCAGCAATACTCAGTTTGTGTTGGTCTGCATTGTCATCACCCTGATCTGATTTAAGAACAATACCTAATGCTGCACCCTCGACTGCCGCAGCAATTTCCAGACTGTCATTTGTCGTTTCATCATATTGTATTGTTATATCGGAGTTTGTGCCAAGAGTGATGGCTTTGTTGTCAACAATAGATATGCCAAAAGCAAAAGGTACTACGGCTGTTGTTGTCTGTGTACCATCTTTTAATATGGCTGTTGACAGTGCTGTAGCTATACCATCAAACTCTGCATCAGTTCTTGAAGCCTGTATTTTTATCCCTGCATCTCTGTCTGATGTAAAGTCATGCACTCTTGAAAATGTACCTGAACTGTATGGCATTAGAATGGCCCTCCTGGTGTGTATGTAAAATTAGCAGAAATGAAACTTACTGCCTGTGTACTTGAAGCAACCTTTATTCTCAAAGCTGCACTCCTTCCTAATTTACTTGTTGATTTTCTTCTTTGTGTTATTCCTGCACCTGCGGTGTCTGCCCAGTAGAAGTCATCCCATGTAGCTAAATCCCATGTGGCTAACTCAGATGCAAAACTTGTTGTACTTAAATTAAGTGCTGCTACAGGTTCTTGATCAACTGCAATACCAAAATCAAAACTGACAGTTGTACTCGCTTCCAACATTGGTGCAACAGAGGTAAATCTTTTTATTGATGCTCTGTCACCAAAGTAATTAAATGCTGTCGCAACATCTCCTGTGATAGCTGCATCTATATCTGCTGTACCACCTATTTTAAATACAACACCTGATCCACCGCCAAAGAAAGTATCACCATTAAACTGCCCCCAAACTCTTGCAGGTATAGCTTCAAAGTTACACCAGGCATTTATGATAGGGTTAAAAACGTGCTGATTATATGGGTCAACACCATCACCTGTTGGATAATTAAAAAATATCTTTGTACCATCTGGGCTGACAAATGTCTGCCAACCTGTTGATGTACCTGTCAAAGCTACCTGAGCAATCACTGTACCTCTGATCTTTTCTGATAAGGCTGCCGCTCTTTGTCCTATGATATCGTTTTTGATAACCTGTGATAATGCTATGTAACCCTCTTTGGTTGATACAGCTATATCACCACCAAACTTTGCTATGCATCTTGGCTCATTGATTGGTTCTGCAATTCTAAATGTACCAATCAGACTAAAACCGCTGCTAGGGTTTGAACCACTATATATAAGCACCTGACCTGATGCCAGTATGATTGCTAGTAAATCATCAACACCTTCACCGCCATCTATGGTTACTGTACCCATAGAAACAATATTCCCACCTTTGTCTGCAACAACCGACAGGTCAAAAAGTGTGAAGTTACCCTGAAAAGTGTCAACTGTCGCAGAATAATAAAACTTCTGATCTGTGCCTCTAAAATAGTAAACTCTGTTTTTATGTGCATGAACACCTTTGAAACTGTCTGCACTGGTGCTATCAGACAATGTAATTGAAAGATTTGCTGCTGATGAGCCATCCCATGAGAAAGGTGTATCAGTTCCATTAACAAACAATGTCCTGCCATTAAATGCAGTTGTCTGAAACCTACCATTTGACAAACCTGTTTTCTTGCTGACTGCACTGCCAGTATCTATTTGATAGAGAACACCATCTGCACCAACAGCTAATAGTTGTCTGTTACTACCTGCATTATGTTCAACCAATGTTTCTACATCACCAGAGCCAATACCAGTACAGAAACTTGTATAGCCCTCTCTAAGTGTTAGCTTTTCCACAGTTGGGAAAAAGTTATTCATTACAATCGCATCTGTCGGTTTCATCAAGTCTATAGAATCACGACTGTTAAGACCTCCAAAAGGTGCAGGTACAGATGCTGACTTTACTTTATATCTGCTCGCTGTTCTTAAAGGTTGTAACATTAACTCAAGCCGTAGTTGCCATCATTTAAGTTGTAAGAATATGGTGATACAATCAAACGTCTTGCATCATCCATTTGCAGAACTGGTGCAGAGCCATTACGAGCAACAGCCTGTCGAACCTCTAACTGGTATTGCCTGTAATCCTCTGCATAATCTAATCCATGAGCAGCCTTAAAACGCCAGGTTATGCCCATTTCCATTGTTGATTCATCAAGTATGCCCACATCTGTATCTGCTGCCCACGCGGCTTGCCCACTCCCACCAGATGACTGACAGAACTGTGTTGATACATATTCAAAACCTATAGTCTGTGTTGATGAAGGTGTTGGGTCTATCTCAAACTTTAATGCACCTGATGCTGCTTTTAATCTAAACTTTTCTGTTGTGCCTTGTGAGGCAGTACCATGATTTACAAGCTGATATTCAGAACTGCTTATAGGCCCTGTCATAATATCATTGTCTGATCTGTTGTATGATGTCTCTAGTACCAATCTGTCAAAGTCACTTGGCAGGGCATAGGCTGCTGTGCCATTTGATGTAGAAAATGTATGCTCTTTCTTTAACACTGCCCAATCAGATACACGCATCAACTGCTTACCTTCTCTCTG